GCGGAAGCCCAGATTTCCACATTGAAACCGGCCAGTTTTTTGAGCTTACGCAGCGCCTGTTTTTCGCGCTGTAACAGCTCCTGTTTGGTAATTTCAGCCCTGTCCGTATCTACGCGGATGCCGCGTGCCGTCATCTCGATAAGACACGGTATCAGCGCGGTTTCCAGCTCCCAGACCGTACTCAGTTCTTCCTTGGCAATCTGACCCTTAAATAAGTGCCAGAGTTCCAGTGTGAGTTGGGCATCCTGCTCGGCGTATGGACCTACAAAACCGGAAGGCATTTTCCAGAGCTGAGCTTTCGGGTCGATTCCGAAATCCCGCGCGGCTTCAGTCAGCAGACGTTCCGATTTTGTCTTACCCAAATAATCGAAGGACAGCGCATTAAGACTGTAGCTGAAACGGTTTTCATCGAGCAGGGCGGCAGTGACCATCGTGTCGATGATGCGCCCGGAGACGGGAATGTCCAGCGACTTCAGCCAGCCGATATCATAAGCGGCGTTGTGGCAGATTTTGTCCCCCTCTCCTGACAAGGTTTTCCTGAGCCACCGGCAGACGATCTTTTTGTCGAGGTTGCCACCTCCTGCGTGGGCAAACGGGAGGTAGATATTTGTGTCTGCAGTAGCAATAGCAACCCCGACTACCTCGCCATTCCCTGTGGGCCAGCCGGGGCCACGGGTTTTTAAATCAGGATCACGTGTTTCGAGGTCCACCGCTATTTCTGAGGCCCCACTCAAATCCGGCAACGTCTCAGGCGGCGTCCAGTCGCTCGTCGTAGAGTTAAACATGGGAAACTGAAGGCGCGTTTCTTTTTTCAAAACACTTTTTCCGAGAAAAATAATAAAAACTGGAACATCAGAAAAGCACCTATGGCCACGTAGCATAAAAAGTCACATTTTTTCATTCTTTTTCTGCCAGAGCTGAATAGCCAGCAATATCCAGCCAAGAATCCCTGTGATGTGGTGACTGGGTGAGCCGCGAGAGCTTGATAGCAATCAGGCACAGGTATACTTCCTGAACGGTTATTTTTTTGTTGAGCAGGACACTCCACATGGCCGCTATGCGCGTATGGTTCTCGGTGGAGTCCCCGTATTTTTGGTCCCGAGGCCCCTCGATGAGTGCCAGCACATCTTCAAAGAATTTTTCACTCATAGCTGATAACTCCGCTGGTACATTTCAGGTTCTACGATGAACAGGTTTTCTTTGGCTCGCGTGGCCCCCACATAAAATACACGGTGCAAAGTGTCCCCATTATACTGGGCGGCGTCTTCTGCAGCAGCCGTTAAGTCACTAAAAAGTATCACGTTCTGGGCTTCGCCCCCCTTGGCCCCGTGAATCGTGGACAATCGGATGCGGGGGATGTCCGTCAGGGTTTCTCCGCGTCTCAAAATGGCGGCGCAGTACACCTTGTCTACGTCCGGCAGCTTATCCAGCGCGGTATCCCAACCCATGTCTGCGGTTGCAAGCAACCCGTGCCGTGTTTGCAGTTGTTCCAGTGAGAAAAAATCACTTTCATCTGCACGGATTGTCTTAAACCCACGCTGGACCCGTACACCGTTGCCGCGCATAAAACTGTACAAATTTTTTGCTTCTTCAAGATCAATCAGATCATCCCTTTGCAATTTCTGCCAAGCCAACAACGCGCTGGAAATTTTAGCGGGGACAGAGGGGTATCCGGAACGCTCAAAAAAATAGCCTCCCTGCTTGAGGTGTTCGGCCACCGGATTGGTTTGATAGTGGGCTTGGCTCATCACCAGCCAGTTCCCCTTGCTGAAATCGAGCTGTTCCACCGAGAAAATGCGTTGCACCGAACCTTTTTCTTTTCTGGGAAGGTATTTTTTCGGATAGCGCCTGCGGATACGGCTAGAAATGTTTGTAGCCAGCGCGTGGATTGTGGACGGAACCCGGTAACTCTGTTCCAGAATTTCAGCCCCGCCGGGAAGATTAATGAAATGCTCAATCTGAGAGCCCGCGAATCCGAAAATAGCTTGGTCATCATCCCCAGCGCAATACATTTTTTCCGATTTATTATCGAGAATGTTTGCAATTTCCCACTGGATGGGGGAAAGGTCCTGCGCCTCGTCGAGAAGGCATAGCTCAAAATGCGGGCAGATTTGGGGACCCTTCTGGACGAACAGTTCCAGCATATCTGTGTAGTCAAATAAACCATTGGTTTTCTTATATTTTTCCAAGGCACGGGCCAGATAATCAACTTCTGTCCATGTGTGCTTGATCCGCGTGCCGTGATATTCGACACGTAAAGGGGTCCTCTTCAGCCGCGAAAGGGTAATAAGCCGCAGGATTTCAGCTTCCTTCTTGATGGCAGCAGTAGCTTCCTCGTCCGCCCTGCTTGAGCCCGTCAATTCAAATCCGGTACGTTTTTCCAGTTCCTTATAGTGTTCGCCGCTCATCAGTTGTTCAGTCGTCAGTCCCGTCAATCGGAACGCGAGGCTGTGGAGGGTGCGAAAGTAAGGAAGGTCGCGGCGCGGGTCGAGGCCGAACCTCTGGCTTGCCCGTTCCCGTGCTTCCGTTGCCGCCTTGCGGGTGAACGCCAGAAAGGCAATTTCCGTTGGCGCTGCACCGTTTTCCAGTGCCTTGTCCACGAGGTCAAGTAGCGTGGTCGTTTTTCCCGTGCCTGGGGGACCAAAGATACGGAACATCTTTTAATCTCGCCCCACATCATAGAATCCACTAGCTAAACGATGTTGTTTATGACAAATATAGCTAACTCTTGTTCCTGACAGGCCATATTTGATGCCTAGTTCGCGGAACGTACTTCCTTGAGAAAGTCTTTCCTCATAAATTTTCTTATCCCTCTTTTTTAATTCTTCTCGTTGCCTCTTTTTATAAAGCTCCTTTAGCATTTCCCTTATTTCGGGGGTAGTATTTTTGAATGTCCTGTCCACATACTCACGCATCGTTGTTGCATTCAAAATCTTCTCAATTTCAGAACCTTTCTGAAGATTTTCTTTTTCTGACTGGGACATTTTTCTCGCTATGGACAACGACACTTCAAAGTTTTTATTTCCCTTACCGTTAGCACCCATAGATAATCGTCTGCGCAGAAGGGCTGCAATTCTCAGTTCTTCAAAAGACAAATGTGGGTTATCTTCCATCGTTCTTTTTGTCCGGCTCATGGCCGTACGACAGACGCTGCTGCAATGAGCTTTTTGTTTTGTCTCTCTTCTCTGCCACATTTTCCCGCCACAAAAAATGCAACTATGGCTATAGAGGGAGATGTACTCTTCAATAAAGATGACAAAAGTTTCATATCCAGCAATATCTTCAATAATTTTTTTTGTTTTAATGCCTTCATAGAAGGTCGTCAGTTCTTCTAATTTTTTCGGTGAAAGTGGTCTTAATTTAGATTTCATCAGAACGGTACGTCGTCCTGAGCGCCGAATTCGGGGACATCAATTTCCACGGTGACCGTGTTAAAAGAGGGGATTTCCCATACGCGCACAGTCTTGTTCTTAATGTTTATCTGTTTTGATTCGCCGTTGATGTCCCGCAGTCGCTGGGCAATCTGGTGCGTCCGGTATGATCGGAAGCCCATTTTGGTCAGGTGCATTTCAAGATCCACAAGGCGGAAGAGGGTAATTCCCTGTAAATCATCGGTATACGGTCGGCGCAGGAGGATTTCTTCGCGTTCTTGGGCTTGCTGTAAGCTACTGCAAAAATCCTCTAGGTGTGCGTAAAACCGCCCCGGCACGCTTGCATCGGCACTGACTTCGATGATGGCTTCTTCATTTTCCTGCATCGCTGATAGCAGTTCGTTTATCCGGCCTTCCCATAGCGCCTTGGTGACGCTGCGAGGCATGAAATTGAGTTGCTCCACACAGGCCCGCTGAAAGGTGTTCTGCTGCATCAATCCTTCGGTATCCAGCTCTAAGGGCGTGCCGTTTACATCGAGGAACCAGACGGGCGGCTGGCTGTTATATTTTCGCAAGTTGGCTATCATCGGTGTGCCGACGCCCGCATCAATACCGAATTTACGGGTCTTGCATAACTCCTTGTTGCAAAAGGCAGCTATAGGTGCATCGTTGCATTTGTAAATATAGTCTTTTTTGTGTAATTGTGAGGCGACTACGTTGACTTCGCCCAGCGGCAGCGGCGGGTCGAGGTACTGCATATTGTAATTGAGTATTTCTGTTTCCCACGTATCCGGATAAGCCTTGCGCAGATATACCCCTACATTAAAAAGCCCATTATTTCGGCCCCCTTCTGAGATTTTATCTCGACACAATATTTGTAGGCACGGGGGACCGTCCTTAATTGGCTGAAACTCACCCTCCTCAATCATCAACGCCTGTATCTGCTCCGGCGTCTGCACGTACTGTTCGTGTAGCTTAAAAAATTCTTCGAGAGTTCCTGCACTCCCGTCGTCATGGATGACATAGCGCAGGCCGTTTTCGTGGTCGTAGTAGGGCAGATTGAGGAAATTTCCAACATCCCCCCTCTCTAGGTTCAGTTTGATTTGCTTGGGGAAAATCTCTGAGCCGCCATAGCCGATGGCGGAGGCAATAAAATTCAGGGCGTCCTGCATATTTTTGGCCGATACCCATTCGGTCGTGAAAAGAAACACATGGGCTCCCCCGGATTTGGAGCGGCATACCACTAACGGTAATTTGAGTTTGCGGATTCGGGCCAGAAGGGCTTTGTGGTCGAGATTATAAACATCAATATCAATACAGCCCCATTTGCATTGATTGTTTTCGTTAATGGGGATGATACCTATGGAGGCACCCGTACCGGACAGGTGGCCCTCCCACAATTCTTGGCTCCGTGGCTCGCGGACAACGGAGGCTTTTCCGGTATTCTTGCCGTTCAGCTTACGGCTATCAATTTTATAAGTGCCGTAGGCGGCTTTCAGGCCGTCAAAAATGGACGCAAATTTTTTTTCTATGGACATGGGGCCCCTCGCAGAAAGGGCGGCATTGCTGCCGCCCTGTAATGCGTTCAACTAAAAAGGGGCCTTGTTACTGTCCTCCGCACCCTCTTGTGCGTGCTTCACAACAACGTCACCCTGCAGGATGGATTCCGAAAAGCCCTTCGCAGATGCGTATTGTGACATGTCTTCCACTTGTCCGGAGAGGCTTATGTCCCAGCCATGCCAGGAACCCTTGGAGTTCTCTTCTGACACCGTTTTCAACAGGTAAACATGGGAAAAACGCGGCGGCGTGAACGGCCCGTTTTTGCCGACAATGCTCCGCGAGGCGATCATCGAGTTCCACTTGCGGCTTTTCTTGAGCTGCGTGGACTTCATCGCAATCAATGCCGTGCTGGCTGACCCGTCAGGCTCCAGAATCAGCACAAAGTGCTGGTGGGTTTCTTCAATGTAGGACCCGTCACCATCGACTACATACTCCCGGTTATCTTCGGGGGAACGCTCGGTTTTCGGACGCTCGTCGCTGGGCGTGAAGATGTTCAGCGGGGCTCCCGTGCCACTGCCTCGGGGTGCCCATTCGATGAAACGCCGCTGATATGCGCAGGGAATGACTTGGACACCTTTTTTCCCTTTGTATATCCCATTCGTCACGGTGTTGAAGATGTCTCCCTTTCTCGCTTCTTCCAGATCGTCCAGAACGGGGTCCAGCCCGCTCAGAATCTTGATGAACGGGAGGGCTAAATCCTCACGCCCTATATTTTCCAATCCTTTTCCTGCATCCGATTCAAAAATCGAAGCGTCAAACTGGATCACATTGCCCGACTTTTTCCGAGCCACTTTTTTTCGATTTCCATTCGCCATCTGTCGTTACCTCTGTTACTTGATTGTTGCGCGTTGCCCTATGTAGGCACCAAAAAGGTCCAAAGGAAAGCTGGTGCCCTCCTCTACCTGCTCTCTCACCCACGCTTTCAAGGTCTGTGGATGAACTTCCGTCTTTTGCTGGGGCGTGAAGCCACTCTCTTCTGCTAAAGACAAAAATTGGGTGGCCGTCTCATCTTCTCCCCGCCCGAAGGTGCATATGACGGAGTTTTTGATAAGGTCGCCAAATTCGTTTTTGCGGAGCCACTCGAAGGCTTCTTCTCGGTTGTCCGCTTTAATGTGTGCGCCGTAGGTCGGCTTGATGGAGATGCTGGCACCATCGTCCAGTGTAAATCCTGACATTCCGAGTTCCTGCATAACTGCAGGAAGGTCCTCGTCCGTGAGCTTCAACAGTTCTTTTTTGCTGGACTTCAGTTCTTTTTCAAGTTCCGCCAC